CGCATGGAGTGACCATCGCTCACCCTCAGAGGTCCATATTTCGGGACTTTCAGAGCTGAGGTTAGCTTGTTTGGCCCCACTATTTCATACCGGCGCTATGATGTAGTCACCTACTATTCGGTCATGCAAGGAGGGCCAGAGTGTGCCGAAAGATCTACCCCATATTACTGGTTTAGCAGCAACCAGTTCAGCCTGAAAAATAGCCGAAGTTGCTGTGATTTATTTGGTTGAGATGACTGATCATCTTTGTGCTACATATTTTCAACTATAGATAGTTCTATTTTTTTTCTTAGCATGTTTGTGCTCTCAATTCTAACGGTTATATCGTCACCTTCCTTTAAGCTTGTTTTTACTTCTGAAAGGTTTTTGAGTTTGCTTTTATGTACGAGGCCGGTCACCTCCTGATGTAGTGTCACGAATACTCCATATTTGTAGTGAATGTTTCTTATGCATCCAGTATGTATAGATCCTATGGGGTAAAGCTCTTCGATTTTTTGCCATATTGGAGTGGCGCTGTTTGCTAGGAAATCTTTTAAGGCAAGCTCCATTTCTCCAATATCTGTAAGCTCCATGAATTCACTTCGCCTTAAGAAGGCTTCCGACAACTGTGATTGTCTTTGTCGTTCTGAGTGTAAGTAATCTACTAAGTCTTTGGCGTTTTCATAAGCGATGTGGGCATCGTACTGATGTTCGAGGTCGACTATTCTATGGGCAATTCTTTTTGCAGTTGACTCATCTGAGAATAGCGTGTCTTCAGCTAATGCCGCAAGATAAGTGATATTTCTGAGTAAGTCTAAATGAACGAAGCCGGCAGGTGCTATTTTTACTAGGTCATCGTCTGCTAGCTGGTCAACTCTGAAATCCTCCGACACAAGGCAGTGTGAACTTAAAAGGTATTCTATGTCTCGAGTTATAATGGCGTCATCAAATCCATAAATTGATATGCTTGATTTGATGTCTGAGATTTTAAAATATCCTTTTACACTAGATGAACCATATTGATGGAATCTAGACTTAAGCCATCTTAAGATCAGGAAGCGTGAAAAGTAATTTGTTCTAGCGTCAAATTGTGTTGTTGAAAAAATATTTTTTACGTAAGAGGCGTCGCTATCATAATATCTGCGATTCATCCTTAATAGAACGCGAGAAACTTGATGGAGTGGCAGCGCGTATCTGCCTTCGCTTTTTCTTATTTTAAAAATTTGATCCTCTTTTATGTGTCCGCTAGTACAGAATTCTAAGAAAATCTCCATTGCTCTACGGATATTTCTTGCAGACAGTCCTACTATAATTCTTCTAATATAAATGTCGTGCTCGAAAATGGACCTTAAAATTGACATTAAATATAGTGAGGTATCGGTCTTGCTATACTCAACAGTGTAACCATTTGGAAGATCATACCGGAGAGAACCATTTTGTCCTCTGCTCATTTCTCTAAGTGCGAGTTGAACTCTTTTGACAAGGACTGTTTGAAACATTGGGGGCTCTATTCGGAAGACCAAATCTTTGAGTGCAGTGTCTAGAGGAGGGCGTTCTCGATGGTTGTCATAGGTTTCTTCCCGTAAAGGAAGAATAACAAGTGCTTTGAATTCACTCTGTAGCCATTGTGCGGCCTGAAACATAAGGAGTTGTTCGTTGAGTGTGCGCTTATCGCAGTTGTCGAGAACGATTATAGGAAGCTTCCCTCGCTCAGACCCACAGAATCTAGTGAATGCTATTGCTGTTGAGTGAATGTCAGATTCTAGTCTCTCTATTAATTCTGCTAGTTTTATATTGTACTCAGGTGTCCCCTTTAGTAGCCTGCCAATAGATTTTTCAAATTTATTTACTTCCGGGGCGTACAGTTTTTTTATTATTTCTAGCTCTTCGAAGTCGAGGTCGGGGGTTTCTTTTTTGCAGCCTTCTGCTATTTGGACTCTAAGCCAGTTATAAATTTCATCGCTTGCTACTGGCGATTCATTCATATTTATTCTTATCCAGAGGGATGTTTCTATTATGTCGCGGGGGAGTGCGACTTCTCTGAGATAGTCAATAAATGTAGTTTTTCCTGATCCCACGCTTCCTACAAGTAAAATTACTTTATGCTCGAGATTTTTGCCGCGGGAAAGTGCTTGGATGATCTCTTTAGGGTTGGCAGTGTCTTCAATTAGTGAAGAGTTTAACTCGCTTGGTGGTTTGGAGGCGCGAATTATCTTGTCAATTGGATCTATATAACGCTCCCTTCTTTTTGAAGGGATATATCCATTTTTGACTATATATATTCTGTCTTCAATGGTGTTTGGATTGAATATATGTCCTAGTTCCGCGGCTATTGTTGCGCCAAATGAGTTATGGCCTACCTCCTCATTTTGTACAGATTTCCCACCTACCAGCCTTCGGGGTTTTTTTAGATATTCTGGTTTAATCTTGGCATCAAATCTATCGCAAAAAAGTTCTGTCGCTGAGGAATTGAAGGTTTCACAGAATTTTGAAAATTCTGAATTTGATGGATTTATGTTGTTTAAAGGGATTGAAAAACTAGGTTCGAAGCTGTCGCTAGCGCCTGCTATTATTTTTTCTCCATTACAGGCAATTATGAGGGAACAGGGGTTTATGCCTGACGGATAGAGAGCATTTATTTCTTGTGCATATAGCCTGGCTTCTCTATAGGCTTCGTCTAAATCCTCACCGGGAGCTTTTGCCTCAATAACTATAAGCGGGTACCCGCGAGAGGTGATTAGATAGTCAGGGAAATAGGATTTTGTCTGTCTTCCTTTATTTATTTCTAGGGATTTTATATTTTGCTTAGTAAGGATGTGTTGTTGAGGATGTGAAAGCCCATAGGGGGCAGGGCTACATACTAATGGAAATATAAGCTTCTGCTCTACATCGCTCTCGTTTTTTAGGTCTTTTAATTCTGGAGTCTCAAACTTCATCATGCACCTGCTTTAACTGGTGTTTGTTCTGTTTCTGAAGCTCTTGGGCAAAACTAACAAGATCTATGAGTGGTTTATCAGGTTTTTGAACGAAGGCCTTCAATGCACTCTTTCACATCATCATCGATAACATTCTGGGCTTAATGCATTCCTTCATGGCCTTCCGCACGCTTCTGTTCGCTTCCCTTTCGCGTTTGTCCTGCATCTTGAGGCTCTTCCTAGCGGCGTCCCCTACCATGCCATCTGTACCTGCCATGAACTCAGTAACGATGTGGCTAAATCCAGAGCCGATAGCTTCCGCGATGGGGGCTGTCGCCTCGCCGGCCTGAGTTGCTAAAGGCTTGGATTCTTCTGCGTATGCGAAGCCGCACAGCGTCAAAAGTACGATGGTGGATGCAACTGCTCTCATTCCCTCTCTCCGATCCTTGAAGCGAACCAGCGCTCCGCTGCTCTCCTGGTGATCGCTATCCCGCGTTGGGACTGCTCAAGTTTTGATTGGCCTCGTCATATTCGGGGCTGGTCTGCCCGCTTTCAGGAGCGATGTTGCCGGTCACTAGCCAAAGTGCGTACTGCGGAAAAATCTGTATCACAGCCTCGATCTCGGCGTCGGTGATTCTGGCTTTCCCGTTTCGGACATTACCCCACCGATAGCGATCAATCCCGGTCTGCTTTTCAAACCAGACACTCGTCCGCTCCTTGTTAAACAAGGTTATAAGGCGGTCTTTTATCATGCCTAAAAATTCTACTTAGTAGATTGTACTTAGTAACAATCTGAGTGTAAGGTTGCTCTACTTAGTAAAAATTACTCAGTAGGCGTGATTTTCATTATAGGGCAAAACCATGGAAGAGTCTGGAATAGTGGGGTTCACCGTCACAGGTGCTGTGGAAAAGGTCACGGACTTCCGCACTGCGCCGTTCTGCTCGCAGGCGGTATTCGCGCAGATGCTGGGCCTGGAAGACATCACGGAAGACGTGGTGCGGGGCTGGGTGGAAACCAAGACGATTCCGACTGCCAAGATTGGCCGTCGCCGGGTGGTGAACCTGCATCGCATCCGCCGTGACCTCGACCGGGGCAAGTCGATCTTCTGCCAGGGGGATTACGACGGTGACTAAGTACCTCGTAGAGATTTGCACCTTCCACGGCCCGACCCGGCAACGTCGCTGGCATCGCGTCCATCAGGGCGGTTCCCGCGTGGAATGTCAGCGCTGGGTCGAAGAGTCGGTGGCTGTCTTCCCGACCGAAGAAGAAGCTCGCCGCTCCTTCGGCCTGACCCGCGAACGCGCTCGGCAGGTGTATCGCATCCGTGGGGTGAGGGCATGAACCATGGCCGCCAGTCCCTACTACCTGCGCCAAACCCACGCCCCGGACTGCGCCTGCTCTGTGTGCTGGTCCGTAAGGCAGGCCATCCCATTGCACAGCCCGTCGCCGTGTCCGGACTGCCGGCCCCCTGGGCTGCCCTATCGGGAAGGTGGCCGCTGGCTCTGCCGTCCCCGTTCCTTCTGCGCGAAACACGACCCGTCCCGGCGTCCGCCGAAGTACTGGCACGTTGTGTACGACAGCGGGAAACCTACGCCCTTCGTGCCCGTGCGCGAAGCATTCCAACTGGAGGGCTGACCCATGCTCGCTAACACCCTGAAAGCGCTGCTCCTGCTCTGCCTGATCCGGGCCGCCCGCACCGTGGCCGATCCGGTCAAGGGCCGCGCTCCCGGCTCGTCGGAACAGCTTCACCGTTCCGGCGAACGGAAGCACGGGCGGAGCGCACCCTTGAACGCCTCCCCCCTGAAACAGCCTCCGCTGGGGAGTGTGGGGCAGCTTCTCCGCCCCGCGCTCCCGAGCCCTCGGCGGCAAGAGCGGGATGACAAGGGCAGAGCCCTTGGTGTTAACAGACTTGAAAGTTATTCATTTCGGCGAAAATCGAAATGCTCGTTACTGCACTTTGTTGCTCAATAAGTTCAGTAGCTTGATATTTCCTCAGAAACGATTTTAGGCGCTTTATCTGTGTTGATATAGCTCCACTAGAACTCACTGAAACTCGGTAAAAAAGGCTCTTCTTTTCCTAAGCAATCACTTCCGCTGAATCACCGGCACATGAGCCGAATTGCAGCAGCGGGCTAACTCACGCCGAAAAAGGCGAATTGAAGGAGAAACACCGATGAACATGTTTGCAACCCAAGGCGGCGTCGTCGAACTGTGGGTCACCAAGACCGACACCTATACCTCGACCAAGACCGGGGAAATCTACGCCTCGGTCCAATCCATCGCCCCGATCCCGGAAGGCGCCCGTGGCAACGCCAAGGGCTTCGAGATCAGTGAATACAACATCGAGCCGACCCTGCTGGACGCCATCGTCTTCGAAGGCCAGCCGGTGCTCTGCAAGTTCGCCAGCGTGGTCCGCCCGACCCAAGACCGTTTCGGCCGGATCACCAATACCCAGGTCCTAGTGGATCTGCTGGCCGTGGGCGGCAAGCCGATGGCGCCGACCGCCCAAGCCCCGGCCCGCCCGCAAGCACAGGCCCAAGCCCCGCGCCCGGCCCAGCAGCCGCAGGGCCAGGACAAACAAGACAAGTCTCCGGACGCTAAGGCCTAAGCCGTAGGAGGCCGCGATGCTCCGCTATCTCTCGCTGTTCGCGGTAGGTCTGGCCACCGGCTACGCCTGGGGCTGGATCGACGGCCTAGCGGCCTCCCTGGCTGTTTGAGGACTGCACGAATGGAAGGCTCTGTATCGGTTCAAGTGTGCAAGACCTGGGTCCAGAACGCGGACGGCACGGTTGGCTGTACGCACCTTGAGTGGATACAGACCTACCTGCTGCCGCCTGAGGCAGAGGGCTATTTGACTCTGCTGATGGGTGGTTTCGACCCGTCGGCCTTCCGCCTCGGCTTCGCCGGGACCATCGGGCTGTTCGCCGTTGGTTTGGGGGCTGGCTTGATCATTTCCGCCATGCGCAAAGCGCGCAATTAATGAGGTTCCAATCATGGAAAAAATGAAAACCCTGTTCCGCAACGCTTCCATCGCCACCGTCGGCCTGGCCGTGGCCAACGTCTCCTTCGCCGAATCGTTGCTCGACGAAACCACTAAGGGGGTTCTGGCGCAAGCCAGCACTGATGGCGGGTCCGTGGCCAAGCTGGTGATCGCCGCCGTGGCGGTGCTGGTCGGCCTCGCCCTGGTCATCGGCGCGATGCGCAAGGCCTGACGTGATCTGGTCCCTGATGCTGGGCGCATTCATGGCGTCCGCGCTGCTGACGGGATTGAAAATCGGCCAGTATCAGTGACAGGAGGAGGGGCCGAAAGGCCCCTTTTTTATGCCTCGGTTCATATTGTTGATTATTACGTTGTTATTTGGTTCGGTGGCTCATGCCGAATATTATTACTGGTTCATGGATTATTTTAATAAGAAAGTTCCATCCCCTGCGGCTGGCTGTGATCTTTATTTCAGTAGTATTTCCAAGGACCCTGGTCGGGTTTTTGTTATGGAACCGTCGTCAAATCCAAATGATGTGGGCAAGGTTTTCTATTGTGTAGTTCGCTCTGGCGATAAGATTCTTTTTAATACGGATGTTTATTTGAAAGGTGATAGGTGTCCTGAGGGAACTGAGCTTGATCTCAGTACCGGCGAATGCCGGGAGAATAAGTGCAAGATTCTGGCTGGCTCGCTCTATGAAAAAGGCGGCCACCAAGCACCGATTTCCCGCTTCATCAATTACCTCGGTTGTGAGATCGCCGTCAGTTCGATTGATGGTTGTATCGGCCCCGCTGAGGGCGAAGCGGGTGGAACCTTCTGCCGGGTCATCGGCTCGTTCACCGGTAACTGGTTCACCTCCAAGGGCTCCTGTGCTTTCGGCTGCGACGTGGGCCCGGGGGACGGTCCGCCTCCGGGTGGAGACGGCGGCACTGGGGGCGATGGTGGCAGCAACCCGCCCGGCGGCGACGGTGGAAGCGATGGCGGCACCAAGCCCGGTAACGGCGGTGGCGATGACGGCTCCAGTGGTGGCGGCGGCGGTGGGGGCGGTGGCGGTAACAACCCCTGTCAGGGCCATGTTGGCAGTGACTGCGGCACCACGCCCGGCGGTGACGGCAGTAGCGGCGGCGATGGCGACGGGTCCGGCTCCAGCGGCGGGACCGGTGGCGATGGCGGCGACGGCTCCGGCGGGGGAGGCCTGAAAGAGCCGAAGCAAGGCTCCTTCGACAAGACCATCAAGGAATACGACGACGCCATCGCCAAGGCGCAAAAGGACTTTCAGGAACTGCAAGGCAAGTTCGAAAGCGTCCTCGCTTCCAAGTTCGATATTCACCTGGGCACCGGCGGCGGCTCCCTGCCGTGTTGGGACTTTACCGCCCTCGGCCAGCGCTACGACGTCTGCCTCACCCAGTACGCCCAAGAACTCTCCGTCATCCGCTACGTGGTGCTGTTCATCGCCGCGATCCTGGCCGGATGGATCGTTTTCTATCGCTCCTGAGGAAACGCCATGGACATTCCCTTTCTCTCCGACATTCTCGCCTGGATGCAATCCCTCTGGGACTTCCTCTACAGCGGTGTCTATGACTTCGTCACCGACGCCTTTGTCCTGCTGACCAAGATGGCCATCAAGGGCTGGTTCGAGATGCAATTGTTCGTCGCGGAAATCGGCTACAAGGCGTTCCGCGAAGTCGTCGGCGGCATCGGTATCGGCTCGACCATCACGTCCTATTACTCGTCCCTGGACGGCGACCTGCGCTCGCTGCTGGCGTTCTTCGGCCTGCCGGACGCGGTGAACATGATCTTCGCCGCCATCGGCACGCGCTTCTCCATGTCCTTCATCCCCTTCATAGGTAAGTGATATGGCGATCAAGATTCATCACGGCCCGAACGGCTCCTACAAGACCTCCGGCGCGATCCAAGATGACCTGATCCCCGCGATCAAGAAAGGCCGCGTCATCATCACCAACGTGCGCGGCCTGACCCGCGAACGGATCTTCCAAGTGATGCCGGAGACGCCCTCCAGTTGCGACGTCATCAACCTCGACCTCGAGGACCTGGATGACATGGAAAAGATGCGCACCTGGTTCATGTGGGCGCCGCGTGGCGCGTTCATCATTTTCGACGAAACCCAACTGATCTTTTTGAAGTCCTGGCGCGAAGCCGACCTCAAGCGCTTCGACTTTCCGGACGGCCCGGAAGCGGCCAAGGCAGCCGGGCGGCCCATGGGCTGGCTGGATGCCTGGACCCGGCACCGGCATTTCAACTGGGACATCATCCTCACCACGCCGAACATCGCCTATATCCGCGACGACATCCGCATGACGGCGGAAAAGGCCTATCTGCACTCCAACCTCGCCGTCATCGGCATTCGGGGCCGCTACAAGGAAAGCCAGCACTCGGCGCAGGACAACAAACCGCCGGCCCGCGACGTGATCGTCGAGATCAAGAAAATCCGCCAGGAGACCTTCGCCCTCTATGAATCGACAGCCACCGGCTCCGTCACCGACACCATCGCCGGCAAGAGCCTTTTTAGACAACCTAAGATTCTTCTATTCATGGCAATTCCGGCCCTTGCTATTGGGTCTGTGGTTTATGACGGCGGACCTCGTCTGCTCATGGGTGACCCTGTATCGCCGCCTGTTACTGGAACTGCTGCGCCTGCTCAAGCCGGTCCTGCTGTGGGTGCTGCGCGTGCTACTGGTGCGGCTGGTCCTGATGCTGCTGATGATGTACCTGGGCACCCAGGCGTTCCGGGCGCTGCTCCTGTAGGCCATCCCTTCGCCGGCCGCGACTTCATCGTCAAGGCGACCCTGCTGTCCGCCTCCGGGCGCCGCACCTATCTGTTCGCCGTCCGGGGCCAGGACGGCAGCGAATTCACTCTTACCGATCGCGACCTGACCGACACCGGCTATGCCGTGGTGCCGCGGGGCAACTGCGCCGCGGAACTGAGCTTCAAGGGCGGTTGGTCCGGCTATGCCGCCTGCGCCGGGCGTAGCGCCTTGGGCAATGCGCCGCCGGCTCAGGCCGCCGCGCCGAACGTACCGTCCGCCGCCGCGAACGGCGCCGCCGTGCGGGTGACGGTGGTTCCTGACACCAGCCGCTTGCCGCGCTCGATCAACTGAGGGGGAGCCGATGAACTGGACAAGCTATTTCGCCGCTCTGGGGCTGGCGTTCCTGGCCTATCTGGCGGGCTTTTTCTTCGCGGTGGCGGTGACGCCGATGGGGCCGGTATGGCCGCTGTAGCCGGCCTGGCCGGGGCGCGCGCGAACGGCTCGTCTCGGAGTGAGCAAGCGCCACGGCGGGGCCGGCTGACGCCCCTGTAACACGTCAGATAACCCCCGATCAGCAACCCCATAGAACCTCATTAACGGGTAAAGAACATGAAGACTCCGATCCATCCAACGCGACTGGTCCTCGAAGAGAACGGGGATTTCCACAAGTCCCCGAAGGGGATGCTTTTCATGGACCCGCTCAATGGACAGTTCACCGACCTGTCAGGCGTGCGCATCTTGCGGTGTGGCGTGGACACCGTGCGGCAGTTGTACAACGGCAAGCTCCGGCCGGAAGTCATGGCGCTGTTTGACCTGTCGGTGGATGTGGTCGAGTTCGCCGGTTACGAATGGTCCAAGGGCCGTATCGGTCGCGACTCTGGCTATCAGTACCGCCTGCAGAACGCCGAAATGGGCCTGATCCTGCTGATCAAGAATCACAACATCAAGGTCGACACCATTGGCTCGCACCTCAAGATCGAGGTGTCGCCCCACGCCATTGACGGCGCCGACCCGCGTATCCTCCAGGGCGTGCTGGATGACCTGGCCGCAGCGGTGCTGAGTCACTGCGAGACCAACCAAGCAGCCGTGCATATCGCGCTGGATGTGCAGGGCTGGACGCCTCCGGCTGATCTCGTTGATCGCATGCACTGCCGCTCGCGTCGGGTACGGCAAATCAGTGGGATCGAGCGGATCGAGTTCGACGGCAACGCCTCGGTCTACGGGCGTGGCGAGACGTACATGTTCGGCTCGGCCAACGGCCTGCAACTGTCGATCTATAACAAGACCCTCCAGGCTCGGGCCACCGACAAGCTCGACTATTGGGAAAGCGTGTGGGCGACCCTGAACGGGGATCCGTTCGGCGATGGCGACCCGGCCTATAACCCCCTGGAAACGGTGTGGCGGATCGAGTTTCGCTATCACCACTCCATCGTCCAGCAGTTCTCCGAAGGCTCGCGTATGGCCTCGGGAGAGGTCATCGGCTGCCGCACCTACGAGGGCCTTTGCCCGCACCTACAGGGGCTGTGGAACTATGCCTGCGAGGCATTCCGTGTGCTCTCCCGGGAGGGCATGTATGACGCCTTCTGGAGCCTGATCAGCCAGGATGCTCGCGTCCAAGTCGAGTGCGATCCGCTGATCGAGCGCACCGAGTATCGGCGCTATTACAAGACTGCCAAGGGTTTCAGTGGACGTAACTGCGAGATGTTTCTCGGCCAGTTCGTGAGCCTGATCGCGCGGGAGCGTGTCCCGGCAAAAAAGGCTATTGAGTCCGCCCGCAAATTGGAGTTCTGGCACGTTATTGAAGACCACTATCTCGCCAAGGGTTGGACTCGTCGCGATCTGGAAAGGCATATCCACAAGCTCATGTGTGATCGCTATCTGCGCAAGGGATATGCGATATGACGGTACGCAAGGACGGCAAGACGTGGACGGCTGACTTCTATGAGAATGGTCGTTCCGGGCGCAGGATTCGCAAGAAAGGCTTCGCTACCAAGTCTGCCGCGATTCGCTATGAGCAGGATTTTTTTGCCGTGAAGGGCGAGACGGGCCGACCGCTGGATGACCGTCTCTCCGATCTGGTGAAGGTTTGGTATGACCTCCACGGCTGCACTTTGAAGGATGGCAAGCAACGCTTGGCGCGCTGTGAGGCGCTGGCGAAGCGGCTAGGGAACCCCCTGGCGTTCGAGTTCGATTCGTTGGCGTGGGCACGCTACCGGCAACGTCGCTTGACCGAGGTGAAGCCTGAGACGGTTAATCATGAGCAACGCTACTTGTCGGCGGTCTTCTCTGAGCTGATTCGCCTGGGGTCCTGGCACAAGGAAAACCCGTTGGGCAAGGTCCGGCAAATCAAGACGGATCAGGTTGAACTGACGTTTCTGTCCCTGGATCAGGTCGCTCGGCTGTTGGAAGAGTGCAAGGCCAGCACGAACAACCATACCTATCCGGTCGCGCTGTTGTGTCTCGCCACGGGAGCCCGCTGGGAAGAGGCGGAAAGCCTGACGCGGGGCGCTGTGCATGGCGGCAAGGTGCACTATCACCGGACCAAGAATCGGCAGAGCCGATCAGTGCCGATCCCGGACGAGTTGGAGAGGTTGATATTCAAGGTGGGCATGCCTGGATCTGGCCGCCTGTTCATGTCTTGCCGCGCCGCGTTCCGCTGCGCCTATCAGCGTTGCGGGTTCCAGACGCCGGGCCAGATGACCCACATTCTCCGCCATACCTTTGCCAGCCACTACATGATGGGAGGAGGGGACATCCTGGCCCTACAGCGGATCCTCGGCCACTCCTCGATCACGATGACCATGCGGTATGCGCACCTATCGCCGGAGCATTTGGCCTCGGCTATGAGCCTGTCCCCGCTGTATCAGATAAAGCACTTCGCTAGTCAGGTACACCAGTAGAAGCCTTTTCAGGTTTGTCCAGGGAGCTATCAATACGGCTGAGGAGGTTTCGCTCCTGAACGACCCAAATCTTCGGAGCGGCATAACCCACAACGAAGGATAGAGCCCATATCTTTGCAAAGACTGCTGGTGTCTCTTGTAGTGCTCCAATGAAGTACAGCCCAACAACGAAGCCTAATACGCCTCCAACAAAAAGCCGCATGAATAGCCATGCGGAGCGAAGTTCTTGTAGTTGAGTCGAGGCGAGTTTCATATCTCCTTCCTGGCGGGGAAGGTGAGTGAGGTTGTAATTCGCGACCATTGACTGTGCCAGGCTCCCAAAGATCGCACCGATAGTGCAGGCAATGGGAAGAAGCACGTCAAACATAGAAAAGCCGAGTTCGCTGAACATGTCCCTTGTCTCTACTGGCTGATGACCGAAGGGTAGGGCAGAGGCAGGGGTGAGGGAAGAGGTAGACACGCTGTAGTCACTTTGTAGTCACCACAGGCAAAAGAAAAGGGGTTAGCTTGCGCTAACCCCTTGAAAAATATGGTGGCTACACCGGGACTTGAACCTGGGACATCAGCATTATGAAT